AGAAGGACTATGGCTGGGGCATTGTATGGATATCGTATGCTACGGCGAATTTTGGGTTAATGGTGGTAGGCAACCAGTGAAACTAGTGTAATAGAAACAAATGAGTCTAAGGTATAGCGAATTTCCTGTATGTATTGGGGTAGCGGGGGGATCGGTTCCTCCTGAGACTAATCAATATGTGCCAACCACAAGAGTGGGTGTAAATTACAATACAGCTCACAGCCCCAAAAGAAAGCTTGGGAGCACAATCGCGTCTGACGACCAATTTGGGTTTGGTGGAGCGTTAACTGCGGACATTTCCGTTGATTGTATAGTCCAATCGGGGTTGGCATCTGGTTTCGACTTTTTAGCGGACGCTAACCAAGATAATTATGTTACCATTAAAATAGGGAGCGGCCAATTCAACAAGTGCTACGCGACAGACGTATCTGTTAACATAGAGCCTTTTGTGCCTGTTTCTTTGTCTGCTAAATTTGTTTCATTAGATCCCCCTACGGGAGAACAGATTACGGGGGATACGAATCCTTACGATGGGGGCGATATTCCTATTTCGAGTAACGATATAGTTTATGGGCATACCTCTTGGATTAGTGATAATGCAAACATTTTAAATGATGTTCAATCCAACATAAGTTTTAGCAGAACATACTCCAGAACCCCGATTTACCAACTTGGGTCCATCAACGCAGACACGATGCTCTTAGATGGTGTCGAAGAAGAATTGTCTGTTGCCTCTACTGGTCTTGAAAGCTTAATTGGGTTAAGCGGGGATAAGCTAGCGAATACTCTTACAGTTAATCTTTGTGGGGTGGGGGCTACGGTCCCTGTGATACAGGATTTAATTAATTTCCCCGCAGGAGCGCGGGTTCTGACGGAGAGCTATGGGGTTGCAGGTGGGGACACCGTTTCTACCCAAGCGACAATAAAACAGGTTAAATTGTAGTTTACGTGTAAATATCTATAATGGCACGTAAAGACTTGTCTAATATTGAGTTAACGCCGCATTTTCATCACTCCATCAAATTTAAAGAGAGGAAGTTCAAGTTTACCCCAAAACAGAAGAAATTTCTGAGCACTCTTTTAAACCCCACCGTTAAAGTTCTTTTTGTGGCGGGGCCAGCGGGATCGAGTAAAACATACATGTCCCTTTATGGGTGTTTGAGACTTTTAGCAGAGGACGCCAATAAGGAGCTATTATATGTGCGGAGTATTGCAGAAAGTGCAGACAAGGGGCTAGGGAGTCTTCCTGGAGACATAACGGATAAGTTTGATCCTTTTTCGATGCCCCTGTATGATAAGTTGGACGAAATCGTTTTTGAGGGCGACACAGCCTTTCTCAAACAACAAGGGCGTATTTCAGCGATCCCGATAAACTTTCTTCGTGGAGCGAACTGGAACAACAAGTTAATTGTAGCAGATGAGGCTCAGAACTTCACCTTCAAAGAATTGACTACGTTAGTTACCCGTATCGGTGAAGAAAGCAAGCTGATTATAAGCGGAGACTTTATGCAAAGTGATATTAATGGGAAAACGGGGTTTGGTGAGATGTTTGATTTGTTTGGGGATGAAGACTCTATTGAGAATGGCATTCACTCCTTTAGGTTTAACCGTAACGACATTGTGCGTAGCAAAATTTTAAAATTTATCATTTCTAAATTAGAAACATACAAACCTGTGTAATATCATATGTATATAATCAAGAGCAAATGTCAACGCGACAGCGGCGAACAGCTTCTATACTCACAGGACTAGGATCTTGTTTATTTTAGAAAAAAACCCTAAATAACATATAAAATAATAATGAGCCATCTATTTTGTCATAGCTGCGGAGGCAAGCTTTCTTACAGTCATGCAAAGCCAAATTTTTGTGGAAAGTGCGGACAGCAATTAAACATGAGTGCAACAACTAATATTGCTGCGGCGGCGTCTACGGTTGAAAAGTCAGTAGTTATATCAGAGAATGAAACAGACGCAACATCTGTTCCTCATATTTCTGATTTTCAAGTTGAATATAGCGCGGGACAACGTTCTGTAACTTTAGGTTCATTAATTGGGGAGCAAACCCCTCCCGATTACCAAAAGAGCAAAAGGGCTCTCTCAGTTAATGAATTTATTGATGAAAAGAAAAAAGAAAGGTGAATATACCTACGAAGATTTTTCGGACATCATAGATGTCGCCATAAAAAAGCAGCAGTATAAGTGGAGGCTAAATGCTGTTAAGTGGTTCGACTTTGAAGACGTAGCTCAGATAATAAAACTACACATATCCAAAAAGTGGCATATGTGGGATCAAGAGCGTCCACTGGAACCGTGGATAGGACGTATTATTTCTAATCAGATGCGGAACCTGATAAGAAATCATTATGGAAATTATGTGAGGCCCTGTTCTAATTGTAAGTTTGCGTTAGGGGAGGGTTGTTCTTTGACAAAGAGCAGAAAACAAGACTCTACCTGCACATCATATTTGAAATGGGAAAAATCCAAGAAATCAGGGCTAGAGTTAAAAACGCCTCTATCTACCGAGGACTTTCCAAAGGAGGTGCAGGGTAGGCCGTATGAGGATTTTGATTTTGGTTCTTCTCTGAAAAAGCTTAATTTTTATATGGAGATCAAGTTGAGCAATAATCACTACGTTGCCTACCGCATGTTGTATTTTGAGGACAAGACCGAGGAGGATGTGGCCCGTTTTATGGGATATAAGATATCACCCCAAAAAAGCAAGCTAGGATACCGCCAAGTTAAAAACCTTAAGAAAAAGTTCCTAGAGTTAGCTTTAGAAATCTTAAAAGAGCAAGATATCATAAAAGATGGACCTGAGTAAAGAACAGAAGGATTTTTTGCGAGAAAACGCCGCTCGGATTCCAGATTTAATCGACTTAACGAGACAGTGTTTCAATAGGAGTGATTTAGACGGTCGTTCGAAGGAGGGGAGAGCAGTAAGAAAATTCTTGGCCGATAATTCTATAGAATATAGGACGAGGGAGAAGCTTCCTGTCGAGGCAGTTGAGTTTACCCAAGAGCAAAAGGATTTTATTCTTGATCAGGCCAAAGACGGCCTTTCTTCTTTGGGGATTGCGCGGATCGTTTTTCCTGATCGCCAAGTAGGGCCGTTAAGCGCAGAACAAAGAGCGGTGCTCGCAACAATTAGAGAAGTAAATCCAGACATTATGCCATCTCAAGATAGCGGAGCATTGACTTCATACATTCCACCGAAGGCTGTTTCCCGAATCATCAAAAAAATCAATGATGCTACTGGAATTGGATTAGAAGAGGCAAAAATCAACAGACAAAAACAAATTTGTGTTGAAAGGCTTATGGTAAATCTGTCGAATTCTAGATTTCTTAAAATCATTAACAACTACCTTAATGAAGGGGACAGGGTGTTGTTCGAGCATGAGTTCATTCGTTTGACTTGGGACAAACCTGATTTGACGGCGGATGAGATTAATTTGTATTTAAATGTCTGCAAGGAGGTGATTAATTTGGAGGTAATTAGCGGCAACCTTAATAAATTAAATAACATGTTTGATGAGGCTGACGAACAGGCGGAAATGTCTATACGTCTTGCTGAAATCATCAAAGCAAAGAGTTCGGAGTATCATCAGTGCGAAACTCGCATCGAAAACCTTACGAAAAAACTTCAGGGTGACCGTGGCGAGCGAATGAAGAAAATGCACAAAGAAAACGCTTCGTTTCTCTCTATCGTCCACCTTTTCCAAGAGGAAGAGGAAAGAAAAACGATGATAAGGATAGCAGAGATGCAAAAAGAAGCAGTAAAGCAAGAAGCCGAAAGATTAGAGGGAATGGCAGAGTGGAAAGCAAGAGTTTTAGGAATTGGTCAACAAGATGTCTTATGATTGCAAAGAGTGTGGGGATTCATTTGATTCTTTAAGGAGTCTCCACGCACATATAAAAAAACACGGGAAGTTTCTCGGGGATTACTATGTGGAGTATTTCGCACGAAGAGATAAACTAACACAAGAGCTTCTCCCATTTAAAAAATACGATCAGTATTTCGCTGCTGACTTTCTCAATAAGGACAATATGGAAAAATGGTGCGACAAGGCACCTTACGAAGAAGTCAAAGAATACATAATAAAAACCCTAGGACAAAAAAAAGAAGACAAGAAACTAAAAGGAGGACCACCCTCCGTTTATTTGCAAACAGCAGAAATTCCCGATATAGACGTATGCAAGAAGGTTTTCGGAAGCTATGCCAAAGCCTGTAAGGAGTTAAGCATGGTCCCGATGCTGGCAGGACAGCTACCAAGTGAATTTAAAAACGATTACTCAAAAACAACTATCCTTGTGGATACAAGAGAGCAGAGGCCCTTGTCTTTCAGGAATTCAGAGTCCCTTAAGTTGGATGTGGGAGATTACGGAGTTGGGGGAGATTTATATGACTATACATTCGTGGATAGGAAATCATACCAGGACTTCTGTGCAACTATAACCCACAGTTATAACCGATTTGTAAAAGAACTTAAAAGATGCAAGTCTTTGGGGTGTTATTTATTTGTGGTAGTGGAAACCTCTTTCGGAGACATGGAGGGGGAGAATAGGCGGGGGTATAAAAAGTTCAATCTTGATTATGTCTACCATATGATGAGACAGATCCAAGCTGAGTATTCTGATTGCTGTCAGTTTATATTTAGCGGCTCGCGAGAAAAAAGCGAAGAGCTTGTGCCCAAGATTCTTGTTTTAGGAACGAAACTCTGGAAAGTAGACGTTCAATACTTTTGGGATAAACAAATTAAAGATTATGGCGTGGATAGAAGGAAAACAAAAACTAAGTCGAGAGTTCAAGGATATAAACCAGTTAATTCTAGGCGAAGAGGGATATTTAGAGGAAACTGAGGCGAAGATTTTGCTTTATAAGTTTCTGAGGGAAAATCCTTCCTTTGCTTGTGAATTGTTTACTGGTGTTAAGCTATTCCCTTTTCAGCACATGGCTATTAAGGCTATGATGGACTCTGACTACTTTTTGGGCATCTGGAGTCGAGGAATGTCTAAAAGCTTTTCTACGGGTGTTTTCGCGCTTCTAGACGCTATTCTGAACCAAGGTGTCCAGATAGGTATTTTGTCTAAGTCTTTCAGACAGTCAAAAATGATCTTCAAAAAAATAGAAGACATATCTAAAAGCCCCAAGGCCACCTTTTTTGCTCAATGCATAACTAGGGTTTCTAGAATGAATGATGAGTGGGTGATGGAAATTGGTCGAAGTAGTATTCGCGCCCTTCCTCTTGGGGACGGTGAAAAACTTAGGGGTTTCCGTTTCCAGCGCATAATTATTGACGAATTGCTTTTGATGCCTGAAAAGATTTATAACGAGGTTATTATCCCTTTCTTGTCCGTGGTGGAGAACCCTACTGAGCGCCAAGAGGTTTATGATTTGGAAACCCAGCTGATCGAAAAGGGTAAAATGAAAGAAGAGGAACGAAGGACTTGGCAGGGCAACAAAATTATTGGTTTGTCCTCCGCTTCTTACAAATTCGAATACCTTTACAAGATATATCAACAATACGAGACTTTAATTCTTAACGAGAACAAGCAGGACGGGGCGCATCGAACCATTATGCACTTTAGTTATGATTGTGCGCCCGAGCAACTTTATGATCAAAATCTGATTAGCCAATCTAAGGCTACAATGAGCGATGCACAATTTGAGAGGGAATTTGGAGCGATATTTACAGATGACAGTTCGGGCTACTTTAAGGTCAGTAAAATGGCCAGCTGCACCCATCCAGATGGAGAGGGTCAGTGCGTAGAGGTACATGGTAATCCAAAAGACGAATATATTTTAGCCTTTGACCCTTCGTGGTCTGAAAGTGAAAGTTCTGACGATTTTGCGATGTTACTTATCAAGCTTAATAGGGACACAAGGAAGGGGACTGTGGTTCATGGCTATGCTTTGGCGGGAGCTAATTTAAAAACCCACATAAAGTATTTAGCCTTTGTTTTGACTCACTTCAACGTGGTAGCAATCGTAGGCGATTACAATGGCGGTGTCCAATTTATCAACTCCTGTAATGAAAGCGAGATCTTTAAAAAACTGAATATCCACTTGGGTGTTATTGAGGCTGAATTAGATAAGGCTCAGGATTACGAAAAAAACCTTCGCAAATTAAAACATCAATATAATCTTAGCGCAAAAAACATTGTCTTTTTAAGAAAGCCAACTTCCCAGTGGATTAGAATAGCAAATGAATCTCTACAGGCAGCTTTTGACCACAAGCGGATATTTTTCGCGGGAGCAGCCATGAATGATGACTACCATATTCAGCGAAAGGCAAAAGTCCCGATTAAAGATTTAAAATTTATTCAAAACGATCCTAATGAAAAGGGCACTGTTGGCGCGAGAATGATTGATTTCGTGGAACACCAGAAGGATATAATGGATTTAATTAAGGTTCAATGTGCCCTTGTCCAAATTACAACTTCTTTACAGGGAACTCAAAGTTTTGATCTTCCCTTGAATCTAAGAAAACAAACAGGTGCTGGCAAGGCCCGCAAAGATTCCTATTCTGCCTTGGTTTTAGGCAATTGGGCGATGAATGTCTTTTATGACATGATGTCTGATGATGTGGCTGATATCCAA